CCCCACACCAGAAGTGGCTACTCAAGAGAAATCAAAACCTTCTGAAAATAGTTTTGTAGAAGCAAAACAAACAGAGGAGCAAGATCACGATTACAAAAAACGTTATGATGATTTAAAAAAACATTATGATGCAAAACTTAATGAGTTTAAGGATGAACGTGAACAGCTTGTGCAAGAACTTAATACATTTAAGAAACACACACAAGAGCTACCTCGTGGTGCAACACCACCTAAAACACTTGAAGAACTTGAGGAGTTTAAAGAAAAATACCCTGATGTTTTTGAAGTCGTTGAGACAGTGGCAGGTGTACAGACAGAAGCAAAGGTTGCTAAATTACGACAAGATTTAGAGTCAGTAAAACAACGAGAGAAAGTTTTAGAAAGAGAAAAAGCTTTTGAAGAATTACTCAGATTGCATCCTGATTTTAATAATTTAAAAACAGATGAAAAATTTTTAGATTGGCTTAATGATCAACCTAAACAAATAAGTGACGGTATTTATAAAAACAATACCGATGCAAAATGGGCAGGTAGAATTGTATCACTTTACAAATCCGAGACAGGAGTCTCAATTAAGAAACCAACCAGATCAAGGGAATCTGACGCTGCAACGACAGTCGCAAGACAACAACCAAAAGAAGTTGCAACAAAAGATCCAAGTAAAAAAATCTGGAAAGGTTCTGACATCGCCAAAATGAAACCTTGGGAGTTTGAAAAACTTGAAAAAGAAATCGATCTAGCAAGGCAAGAAGGGCGAATTAATATGAACAGCTAAACCTCAAATAAGGAGAGAGAAAATGGCTTTCGGATCAGCAGCAGGATATGGAAATTTACCGTCAGGTAATTTCACTCCTCAAATTTTTAGCCAAAAAGTTCTCAAATTCTTTAGACGTGCTTCGGTTGCAGAAGACATTACTAATACTGATTACACTGGGGAAATTGAAAACTTTGGTGACACTGTAAACATTATCAAAGAACCAACTATTACTGTATCAAGTTATACTAGAGGTTCTGTGGTAAATACTCAAGATTTGGCAGACGATCAAATTACATTGACCGTAGACCAAGCCAACGCATTTGCATTTAAGATTGATGACATCGAGGAGAGACAATCTCACATCAACTTTGAAGCATTAGCTACCTCATCAGGTGCTTTTTCTTTGAAGAGAAAATACGATGCAAATGTGCTACAAGCAATCTCAGACGGTGCAGGTATTGCAGGTGCTGACGATGCAAGTTTATCAGGTGGTTTAACAACTACTAATACATCTTTAGGTACAGCATCTAGTCCTATTAACGTAGAAG